ACAAGAGTGGACAACAAAACTAATGGATGATGCTTCATTCACAGATTCTATTCCAAGTAACAAAGAAGCTTTTGTTAATCTTGTTCTAGCTCGTGATGATTATAAAGACAGAGCAACAAGAGATGCAGAGGCACAAGGATAATAAATGGCAACAAGTAAAATACCTTTAGTACCAGGAACAAAGACTCTCGCAAGAGGATCTGTAGTTATAGGATGCAAGTGGCGAACCGTCAGCTTTAGCTATTGGTTCTAATACTTATGTATTAAAATCTGATGGCACGGATATTTCTTGGGGTGCGGATGCAGCAGGAACAGTTACAGGATATACAAACGGAGTAGACGACAGGGTTATAACATCAAGTGGTGCTACGACATTAAATGGTGAAGCTACTTTTACATATAGTGGAAGTCAGTTACTTGTAGATACTGGCGATAGTGCATCAAATGACGCAGTAAAAATAATTCATAGAGGTGGTTATAGAGGAGTAATGATTCAATCAGATTCTACTAATGATGGCACATCTAGTTTATATGTTAATGCAATAGGAACAGGCGATAGTGTAATAGGATTATTAAATGACACATCTACACAATGGATAATAAAAAATGATATAAGTGATTCACAAAGATTTTATATAACAGATGGTGATGGTGATGGTGTTTATATGAATCAAAATGCCACCTCTTGGACAGGAACATCAGACGAAAGAGTAAAAACTGATTGGGATAATATTATAAATGCAGTTGATAAAATAGACACATTAACTAAAATTGGAAAATTTAAAAGAAAAAAATATGATAAAGAAAACAACACAATTTCAACATATATTGATGAAGATAAAAAAAATAAAATACATTTAGGAGTATCAGCACAAGAAATTGAAGCAATATTACCAGAAGCAGTAACAGAAGATGCTAATGGTATTAAGGGTTTATCATATACTAATTTAGTTCCTTTATTATTAAAAGCAGTACAAGAATTATCAGCTAAAGTAACAGCATTGGAGAATAAATAATGCCATACGTAGGAAGAGATTTAAGTATAGGGGATCGTAAGATTCTTTCGGTGAGCGGATCAACACCCGCAACGACCTATACACTTCAAAATGCTTCGGTGGATTATTATCCTTCCGCAGCGCAAAATATAATCGTATCGGTTGGAGGAGTAATCCAAGCGCCAATAACATCATACACAATTACAGGAGCCACGATTGATTTCTTAGGAGTCTCGGTTGCCGCAGCGAATATCGATTTCATTGTAGCGATGGGCGAGAATGTTGATGTGGGAACACCAAGTGATGGAACCATATCAGCGGCAAAATTATCCTCGACTTTTTACACAGAAAACCCTATAACTTATAGTGATATAACAGTTTCTGCTAGCTCTAATGCGATGGCGGCAGGTCCTGTGACTATTACGGGAACATTAACAATTCCTTCGGGATCAACTTTTGTGGTAGTATAAATGAGTAAAGTAAATGTAAATACAATAGAGCCTAGCACGGGTACAACAGTTACCCTCGGTGCTTCAGGTGATACCATAAGCATACCTTCAGGGGTAACGCTTTCAGGTGCAGGAACAATCACACCATCAGCGGCTAATTTAGCGGCTTCAGGTGCGGGAGGCGTGACAGGAAATCTTCCAGTAGCAAATCTTAATTCAGGGACATCGGCTAGTTCGAGTACGTTCTGGAGAGGTGATGGAACTTGGGCTGCGGCAGGTGGAACTAATAGTGGAAAATTTATGGTTTATGATGCTGCTGTTACTGTGACAAACGCAACTGCTACAATCCTAACTGGATGGTCTGAAACTTATGATGTAGATAATTATTTTGCTAGTGATAAATATACTCCAACTGTTGCAGGATATTATTATCTTGCCGCAACTGCTCGTGCAGATAATCCAGGAGTAACTGCAAGATTTAATATAGGTACTCGTAAAAATGGTGCGGCTTTACCTTTAGGTGGCTATGATGCTGAAACAAATATAGTATCCGCTAGTTATCCAACTGTTAACTGTAGTGCCATAGTTTATGCAAACGGAACAGATTATTTTGAGGTATCAATTTATCAAAATACAGGTGGCTCACATGTCTTTTTTGATGTTGGTTTTTTTGGATTTAAATTAATATGATAACAATTTTAAAAGGAGGTCTATATGGCACAATTATCAACTAAGGTAAAAGCGTATGTGGAAGCAGCAGGTAAGACTGTTGACTTTCAAAAAGACGTTCTCCTTCAGGATGACTCGCAAGGGGCAGGACCGTACATTAAGGAATGGAATATCGCAGGGCTAGCACAGCCTAGTGATGCCGATCTTGCCGTGCACGATGCCTCTGGAGATACAACTGAAGCGAACAACGTTGTGAGAAAAACACGCAAAACAGCTTATGGTGATATTGGCGATCAGCTAGACGAGATTTACAAGGACATTGATTCTTGGAAGGCTCGTATCAAAGCGATCAAAGATGCAAACCCTAAGAGTTAAGGAGTAAAAAGTGAGTAAAATATTTGTCGATCAGGTAGATCCAAAAACAGCAACCACGCTAACGCTTGGAACATCGGGTGATACGGTAAGCATACCTTCGGGTGTGACGATTGCCAATAGTGGATCAGCAACTGGTTTTGGAGATGCTACTAATTTTAGACCTAATGTAAATCCATTAATTATCAATGGTAATATGGAATTATCACAAAGAGGAACTTCTTTTACTTCAAATGGTTATACTCTTGATAGATGGACTATGGATGAAAGTACAGACGGTGCAGTGACAGTTACACAAGATACTGATGTTCCAAGTGGTTATGGTTTTGCCAACTCTTTGAAGATTGATTGTACAACAGCAGATGCTTCAATAGGAGCTGCTCAATATGCGGCTATGGTAATGTTTTTTGAAGGTCAAGATTTACAATTATTAAAATACGGAACATCCTCTGCTGAAAATTTAACTTTATCTTTTTGGGTTAAAGCAGTTAAAACAGGAACTTATTGTATTCGTTTTGTTAAACACGCAGGAAGTGGAACACGATATGAAACGCCAATAGAATACACAATTTCATCAGGCAGTACATGGGAGAAAAAAGTTATAAATTTATCTCCAACAGCGGGAAGCACTTCTTTAATAACAGGTGAAGCAGGAGCTATTGCTAATAACAATTCTTCTGGTTTTAGAATTGGTTTTACTTTAGCAGCAGGAAGTGATTTTCATGCAACCAATGATACTTGGGTAGCTGGAAGTAATAAAATGTCAACTTCAAATCAAGTTAATGGGTTAGATAGCACATCAAATAATTTTTGGCTGACTGGCGTTCAACTAGAAGTAAGCGAATACACATCAGCAACTCTACCACCTTTTCAACATGAAAGTTATGGAGATAATTTATTTAGGTGTCAAAGATATTATCAATTAGTACAAAATTGGAATGGTGGCGTAGTTAATGCTTCAACAGCTTATATTAATGCACAATTTTGGTGTACAATGAGAACAACGCCATCAGTTACAACAACTGGTGCATTAAATGGAAATGATATAGATGGTAACCGAGATCAAAGTAGTGGTCAAGTAACCTTACATGGTGCAAATGAAAATGGTTTTTGGGGTGGTGTAGGAAACTGGAGTAGCTTAACTACAAACAATCCTTTTAATAGTAGATTTCAAAACACTAACAAACTAGCCTTTAGTTCGGAGTTATAATGATACAGACAGTAAAAAAATGTTTATTTAAAAATGAATTATGTTCATATGAAATTACTACAACTGATAATAAAAAACTATCCGTTCCTTTAGTAGAAGAAAACACAGACTATCAAGAAATTCAAGAATGGGTAGCAGATGGTAACACGATTGAGGAGGCAGATTAATGGCTAGCACGATACAAGTAGATAAGATACAGGATCAAGGTGGTAACACCATAGTAGAATCTAATGGAAGTGGCGTAGCTACAACCATAATTCCTACAACCTATTTAGGATCAGGAACTGCAAGCTCAAGTACATTCTTGAGGGGTGACCAAACGTATGCTGCAGTTGCAGCAGGTGGTTATGCTTTTATTTCTAAATCAACTATTGGTGCAGATACTGCAACACTAGAAATTACAGGTTTAGGTACAACTTATGAATCATATAGATTTATAATTAATGGTTTATATACAGATAGTGGTAGTAATCCAAGATTACTATTTCAAACTGGAGATTCAGGAGGTTATGAAACAGGAAGTAATTATCATTCTGGTCATGTTTATCTAACAACAGAAAGTAGTGCAGGTGGAGGATATGAACAATTAACTGATACAGGATTTAGATTATGTGACGCAATAGGAACTAACACAAATGGAGAACTAAGTGGTTGGTTTGATATTTATAATCATTCTACATCTGGAAAGAAAAAAAGAATAAACTTTCATTTTCAACACAGAAGAAGTGCTGGTGGAGTATATGATAAAATTGGTGGTGGTACAATTGCTGTAGAAACTGCTGAAGATAGAATAAAATTTTATTTAGATACTGGCGAAATGGAAGGGGGCACAGTGTATGCCTACGGAATGGTACAGGCTTAATTATGGTAAAAAAATATAAACAAATAGTTACCCCTGAAGGATCTACAAGAGTAGAAATTACAGGAGCAGAGTTGCAGGAAATTGAAAATAGAATAGCATCTAACAATAGTGCAGAAGCAACAACTTTAAAAAACAATGAACTCGTTGTTTTTAATAGACAAAAAGAATATGGCACTGTTGAGAAGCAAATAGAATTTATAACAGAAAAAGGTTTGGAAGCATGGAAAACAAATGTTCAAGCAATTAAAACAAAGTATCCAAAGGAATAAGACATGACACTAACAACAATTAACCTCGCAGCTTTAGGCGATACAGTAAATTTAACAACAGAGGTGACTGGTACCTTGCCTACGGGTAATGGTGGAACGGCAGCTACTACTCTGGCGGGTGCAGGACTGTCAAATACTCCAGCTTTTAATGTTTATAATAATGCAGCTCAATCATTAGCAAGTGCAACAGCTACAGAATTAGTTTGGAATATTGAAAATATAGATTCAGATGGAAAATTTGCAAGTAATAGGTTCACTCCTACAATAGCAGGAAATTATGTAATTCACGCACAAATTGTAGTTGGAAATTTAGATAGTGGAGAACAAGTACGTATTTCACTTAGAAAAAATGGAAGTCAAATAACAAGTCCTTATCCTCAAACAGAAATGTTTACTTATGGAACTAATCAAGTTATTTATTCAATGGTAACACAAATTGTTACTTTAAACACTACAGATTATGTTTCAGCATTTGGTTATCAAAATGAAGGATCAGCACAGGATTCAATAGCATCTGTAAATATGTTTTGGGGTTACAAACTAATAGGAGTATAATAAATGGCTTTTGGTGCAGGAGAAATTAATAAAATAACTTTCTTATATAAGGACGCTTAATGTTTTTTGGCGCAACTCCTTTTTCTGAAGTTGCATTCAGTGAAGATCCATTTCATAATGCGATTGTAGCTGTTTCAGGGCAACAAGCTACTATTACTATTGGAAATGTTACAGTAGGGGCTGGAATAGTAGTTATACCTAGTGCTCAATTATTAAATGCCACTCTTAATAGTGTAGCAGGAGTTACGGGAACTGCTTTATTTACTGCACCAGATCAACAATTAAATATAGGACAAGGAGACCCTAATATTGTTATAGATGGTCCTGTTTCAGCACAAGGTCAGCAATTAAATATAGCAGCATCCTCTACTTTTTCTGTTAATACAGGGCAAACAATAATTGCTTCAGGACAACAACTTTCAACTGCAACTGGAAATGTATTAATTCATATTCCTACAAGTGTATTACTTAATGGACAACAATTAAATACTGGAGTTGGAAATGTAACAGTAGCAGGGGGAGTATTATTAACTGCTATTGGAACACAAGCAACTATACGTGCAGGAAATGTTACTCAAGCTACTAATCAATTCATTACAGCAGGAAGTCAAAATTTAAGTGCATTAACAGGAAATGTTACTATTAATCACGATCAAATACTGTCAATTTCTGGAATTTCTGCTAATATAAGAGTTGGTTCAGCAATTTTCTGGGATCCAGTTATACCGGGCGTGAGTAACTTATGGACGAATGTAAATGCGACAACCACTAATACGTGGACGAAAATAAATTAAGGATAAATAACAATGGCATCAACATATACTGCAAGACTAAAAATGGAAGTTATGGAAGCCGGTGCCAATTCTGGTACTTGGGGAAATAACACAAACGATAATTTAAAAGTAATAGACGCATCAGTCGGAGGATATTTAAGTAAATCAGTATCTGGAAGTGCTAATGTTACTTTAACTTCAGCGAATAGAGACCCTGATGTAGAAACAACGAATGAAGCTGGAAATGCAATCATTGATTTTAATGGAACATTATCAGGTAATATTTATGTTTTTTTACCAGCGATTGAAAGAGAATATATACTTTATAATAATACTTCAGGAGCTTACACATTACAAGTAGCACCGACTGGACATGCTGCAAATAATATAACTTTAACTCAAGGAGCGCATACTATTTCTTATATTCAAAATGGAAATAGTGTAAAAGATTTATTTGCTTCTTCTTTAGGCAATCTTTCAGTTTTAGGAACTGCTTCTGTAGGAGGAATTTCTACTTTAACGGGAAATGTCGCAATGTCAGCTAATGCAACTGTTGGAGCTAAATTAACAGTAACAGGAGATATAATAGCTTCAGCGAATGCTAACGTAACGACTAATGTAAATGTTACTGGAAATATATCAGCACATACTACTACTTCAAATGTTAATGTATCAAGTAAAACTTTAACTTTAGATGATGATCAAATAGCTTATGTTAAAGTAAATAATGCAGGTAAAAATGCATTAGGAGCAAGGACATTAAGTACTTCTGCACCAAGTGGTGGAGCTAGTGGTGATATTTGGTATAAATATTCTTAAATTATATGGCAACATATGTTAATGATAGCGGTACATGGAGAGAAATAAGTAATTTATATGTGCATGACGGAACGTCATTTACTAATAAAACTATCGACAATGCTTATTTAAATGATTCTGGGACTTGGAGAGAAGTCTTTACTCTTTTTACTACAACGGGTTATTCTACATCTGTGGGAAGTATAACAGTTCCTAGTGGAGCTAATGCTATTCATGTTCAATACGCTGTAGGTGGTGGCGGTGGTGGATTTACGGGAGCTGATTATGATAAAGCTGGTGGTGAATCAGCCGGGTCTAGTGGAGCTGGAGGAGCCTATATTTCTGATAAAGTATTTAGTATTATAGGAGGAGAAACATTAACTATTGCAGCTGGAGCAGCTGGAGCAGCTGATACAAGTGGTGATAGATATTCAGGTTCATCTAGTCCTGGAGCAACAACTTCTGTTGTAGGAGGAATTACAGGGAGTTTATTTACTTTGGGAGGTGGTGGCGGTGCTTCTGCTTCTGGAGGAGGTGTTCAAGGCCCACTTCGTAGTAATACTGCTGGAACTGGAGGAAGTGCTACTATTTCTACTTCTTTATCTTCTGGAACGACTACTGATGGAATAAATATAACGACTTTAAATGGAGGACCTACAGGAACATTTAATCAAGGTGGTGCCGGTGGTGATGGTATTACAAATGGAAACTGTGGCGGAGATAACTGTAGTATTACAGGAAGTACAGGAGGTACTTCATATAATGGAAATGTAGCTGGTGGCGGTGCTTCAACTGTTGGAACTCGTGGCTCTGGTGGAGGGGGTGGAAGTCATCCATTGTCTCTTGGTGCTGCTGGTGGTGCTGGTGAAATTAATTATAGATTTATGAGAATTATTTAATGGCATATACTAACGTAAAATTTGTTGGTGGTATAAATAAAGAAACGACAGAGTATGGAGCTGAAGGCCAATGGGTTGACGGTGATAAAATTCGTTTTCGATATGGACTTCCTCAAAAAATAGGGGGTTGGGTCAAAGCTTCCGTCTATGCATTAGTAGGAGTAACGAGAGGTTTATTTAGTTGGTTTGATTTAGGCGGTACTCGTTACGCTGCGATAGGAACTAATAGAAAAGTTTATTTATTTGAAGGTGATAATTTTTATGATATTACACCTACGAGAGCTACATTTACTTCTCAAAATAACTGTTTCACGACTACTAATGGATCATCTATTTTTACAGCTACTGTAGTAAATCATGGATGTATAGCAGGTGAATTTGTAATTATTAGTGGTACTACGAGTTTAGCTGCTACTACGAGTTTTACTGCAGCTAATTTTAATCAACAATTTGAAGTACAAACTGTTATTGACGCAGATAACTTTACTTTAACGATGGCGACTAGTAATACAGAAACAGCGGCAGGAATAACTACTAATGGAACAGCTAGTTTTGTTTTTCAATTAGAAGGTGAGCCAGCAACTCAGACATATGGATATGGCTGGGGAACAAATACATGGAATACAGATGCGTGGGGAACTGCAAGAACTATATCTAACGTTACTCTTGATGCAGGAATTTGGCATTTTGATAATGGTGGCGAAGATTTATTTGCCTGGTTAAAAAATGGAGGTTTATACCAATGGGATGTAACGAGTGGTGTGACTACTCCTTTAACAATATTAACGAATGCACCAACTAAATCAGTGACGGGATTAGTTTCTACTCCTGATAGACATCTTATATGTTTTGGAACAACTTTAATTGGAACTACTAATCAAGATAAAATGTTTATTCGCTGGTCAAGTCAAGAAGCTTTTACTACATGGACACCGGGAGTAGCTAATACATCAGGCTCTCAACGATTAGGAGAGGGAAGTAGAATTATAGCAGCTCAATCTACACGTGGTGAGATATTAGTATGGACTGATACTGCCTTACATTCAATGCAATTTATTGGTCCACCATACACTTTTGGATTTAGATTATTAGGAACAGATTGTGGACTCGTTGCTTTAAATGCAGCAGTAGTAGTAAATGATAAAGCTTATTGGATGGCCGATGGTAGATTCATGATGTATGCGGGAGCGATACAAGAAATACCATGTAGTGTAAAACAGTATGTATTTAATGATATTAATAGAACGCAATACTCTCAAGTATATGCGGGAGAGAATAATCAATTCAATGAAGTTATTTGGTATTACTGTTCTGCTAGTAGTAGTGATATAGATAGATATGTTATTTTTAATTATGTAGATAATGTGTGGTATATAGGTACGTTAAATAGAACTGCATGGATAGATAACGCAGTCTTTCAACAGCCTATGGCGTTAAATTATAGTTCTACGTCAACTGCAGCAACACAAGATACTATTTATGGAGTAACTGCAGGTCGTTCATATTTATATGATCATGAATCAGGGACATCAGATGATGGTGCTATTTTAGAATCAACTTTAACGAGTGGAGATGCTGATATTGCTGATGGAGATACTTTTACTTTTATTCGAGGGATAATTCCTGACTTTAAAAATTTAGCCGGGACTGTAAAAATGGTTGTTCAATCTCGTGACTTTCCTGCAGATTCTCAAACAACTACAAATAATTTAGAAGTTACTACATCTACAAAATTATTGAATATGAGAGCACGTGGACGACAAGTTTCGCTTAAAATATTTAATGATACTTCAACTAGTGATAATTGGAGATTTGGTACTTTACGAATGGATACAAAACAAGATGGGAAAAGATGAGTTTTAAACCACCTCCGAGTTTACCTATCGCAATAAAAGGTCAAGATTTAATAACTACATTAAATGTTACTAATAGCACGTTAGAGAGATATTTAACTGAGATAAATCAAGCGGCAGCTATAGGATATTCAACTTCAAATATTACTGAAACAAAGACATTAAATGGCTCTACAGCAGTTTTAGCTGACGTTATTAATGTACTTGGAACTCTAATCGATGTATTAAAAACTAAAGGATTATTAGATGATTAAATTAAGAGTAGCTAAAGATACTGATACCTATCAAATAAGAGAACTTTTAAAAAAATGGTTAATTGAGACAAAACTTAACTTTGGGCAAACAAACAATAGTAAAGCAAGTGAAAATATATTAGAATACATACGTCAACACTTTGTTATAATAGCAGAGGAAGATGATAAGATTATTGGAAGTATAGCAATGGCAAATTGCGATACATGGTATACTGATAAAGCTTTTTATAGAACGTTATGGTTTTTTGTAGATGAAACGAAAAGAAATCCTAATATCGCTAAAAGCTTATTGGATTTTGCAAGAGAGTATGCAAAAGGAAAAAATATACCCATGATTTTAGAGATTATGCAAGGTAAAGATATGGAGAGAAAACATCAATGGGCTACACGACAAAATCTTAATTATCTTGGTGGAACTTACTCGGAGGGAATATGATGGGAAGTATATTTAAACCACAATCGTCAACAGCGCCAGTTGGATTTTCAGGTGCAACTCAATATAATATACCAGAATATTTTCAAAAAGTGCAAGAAGAATTACCTCAACATCAATTTAATACTTTTCAAACAACAAATAATGTTGCGCCAAATTATACAGAAAATCCCGCTCCTACAGTTTTAGAACAAGCAACTAATGTTGAATCTCCAAATATTAATTCTATACCTTCTTCAGTTACTCCAGAAAAGGGAGTAGAATCTCTACCACAAACACAATCGAGTGGATTTAATTTTGATCCAAATGGAGGAAGTTTATTTGATCAGATGTCAACATCTTATGGACAACCTGCTACATGGCAACAACAATACCAACAACAAAATCCTAATGCTAATAATATATTAAGAGGAGGCAGTAATTTCACTCAAGGATTTCAAGATTATATAGGACAACAAGGATATCATGTTCAAGATAATTCATCTTTTGATGGAGGTATGAATATCGTAGAAAAATTAAAACAAGATATTATTAAAAAAGGTGATCCTTCGAATCTTTTCACTCAACAACAAAGAAGGATATAATGGGAAGTTTATTTAAACCACAATCATCGGTCGTACCAGCTTCATCTTCAGGAGAAACTAAATACGAAATTCCTGAATATTTTAAAAAAGCACAAGAAGAATTATTTAATAGAGCTAGTGCTGAATCTAAAAGACCATATCAATCATATGGTGGAAAAAGAATAGCTGACTTTACACAAGGACAACAAGATGCAATGAAAGTAGCTTATGGAAATTTAGGCGCTTTTGAAAAATCAGGAGTTACTAAAGAATCGAGAGGTTTATATGACCAAGCATCAAATATTGCAGGAGAAAGATTCGAAGGATCAACTGTAGATCAATACATGAATCCCTATATTAAAAATGTAGTTGATAGGTCAATGTCAAGTTTAGGAGAAATAGCGGGACAACAAAGAGGACAACGAGCAGCGGGTCAAGTATCAGGAGGAGCTTTTGGTGGATCACGAGCAGCGATAGAGAACGCTTTAGCTCAAGAAAGAGAAATGAAAGCTGGTGGAGATTTAACAGCTCAATTATATGGACAAGGTTTTGAACAAGGAAGAGGAGCATTCTTAAATAATAAAGCTATGCGTTATAACGATATGGTTAATAAAGCAGGAGTACTTCCTCAACTTCAAATGCAATTACAAGGAAATAATATGCAAGAAGCACAACAAGCAATGCAATATGGAGGGCAAGAACAGGCCCTTAATCAAGCGAATTTAAATGAATTATATAAAGACTTTATGGAAAAGCAAGGATATGGAAGAGGTCAATTAGGTTTCTTATCTCAAATAATGGGAGCGGCACCTATACGAAGTTATGGACAATCATCTACTGGTATGCAAGAAAATGTTATTGGAGGAACTTCACCATTTGCTCAAATAGCTGGAGCTGCAATGACCGGAATGAATTTATAAATTTAAATTTATATGGCATTAGCTAATTTTTTTAACCCTAATGGAACTGCTACAGACGATATAACTCAATTAAAAATGTTATCAGATGATAATAATGGAGAGTTAGAAACAGTCGTTAATGAACAACTTATTAGTAAGTATGGAAGTTTAGATAAACTTTACGACCAGTATCAGTCTGAGCAATCAGCGGGTGCTGGAGCTGGAGTAGGAACTTTACCAGAAAGTGATGTAGCTTATAATGAAAAAATAGCTGGATTAATTGCAGAAAGTGGAGCAAATTCAAATAACGATATGATGGCTGATTTCTATAATAATCAACCCGATGCTATTGGTCAAATGCAATCTCTTGTAAATCAATCAGGAACTGGAGGAGAAGTTATACAAGCTTCTGATGAAGTTGAGGATCCACCTAATCCAGAAGAAAAATTAACTTTTGGTAAAGTAGTTTCAGAAATAGCAGGGATACCTTTTAAAGCAGTTGAAGGAATGTATAATAAAGTAGGAAGTGCATATGAAACTGTAACTGATCCCGATAAATTTTCTTCATGGCTACAGTCTCCTCAAACACAAGCTGGATTACGAATGATACAACAAGGTGGAACACCAAGTTTCGCTTCACCTTTCGCTAAAATGTCAAAAGCTTTAATNGANACGTCCACTTATTTATCAGCAGCAGAACAAGCAAAAAACACTGGCACAGGAACTACTAAATCAACTGACTTATTATATATACCAGGGCAAAATCCTGTTGTAGATTCTTTATTAAAAATACAAATGCATAGTGAAAGTAAAGGATCAATGTATGATTTCTTAGTTGATGAATCTATGAAAAATAATTATTTTAAGATTGGAATGCTTACTAATAATGGTCAGCTTGTAGGAGTTGATGGAGTATTAAAACCAAATGATACGAAATATACTGATGAAACATTTGAAAATTATGTTGTAGGAGATAATCCAGAAATAGATAAGTTAATTGAAAAGGCTGGACTTACTAAGAAAATTACTGAGAGTAAAACTAATAAAATAAATATTACTATGAGTCCACAAGATAAAATGTTTGCTATTGAAAATATAGAAACTGATGGAGTAGAATATAAAGCAGGGGAATTTTATGAAACATATGACCCAAATACAGAGTTAGGTAAAAAAATAGAAGAACGTTATCCAGGTCAATTCAAAAAAGGTGATGAAATAAAAGTTGAATCATTTACAGGAGAGATTGCAGGAGAAGTTCAATGGGGAGATTTAATCTCTGTAGTAGACGCAGCTAATCCTAAAACTCAAAGTTCACTAGAAGCATTAAAAGATATGCCGCGTTCTGTAGATGCTAGTGAAAAAGTTAGTTCATTTAAAGATGCGTTACAATCTAGTAGAGCACAAGCTGTTTCATTAAATAATGCAACTGGTGCATTAATGACATTAGATAACCCTCAAGAAACTTTAGGTGCATTACAAAATTTCTTTACTCCTTTCGCCAATGTTATTGATAGATTAATGGGTGGAACTGCAACTGGAGATTATATTTTAAATGCATTAGTGGGATCAAAAGATGCATTTCAAGCACGAGAAGAAGCTTCTGCATATTTAAATAGAACTGTTATTCCTAAATTAAAAGATTTATATCCGGTTTCAGATAAAGACGTTGAATTTCTTAAATTAACGATGGCTAATCTAGGAACAAAATCTTACTTTAAACTGGCTTCTTTTTATAATGGTATGTATGCATTTGATGAAAGAATGAATGACGGACTTCAAGTATTTTACCAAGGTTTAAAAGAACAAGGTATTACGGGATATGATTTTAGCCCTGATGGAATAGAATTAGACGGAAAAAATTATCAAGAAGCAATGAGATTTGCTCGTGCATGGGCTAATAAAAGTATTGAAGATGAATGGAAAGAACTTATTAAAGAAGATAAAATTATTGATGCTGCTAGAGATATGAGAGGTATTAAAAAAGAAAATTTATTAAGTACCGATATTGGAAATACAACTAAACTTGCTATTATTAATTATGCAAATTCAAAAGATAAAATGGAAGTAGATTCTGTAAAAATTAGAGCAAACAATAAATCTGAACTTACAAAAATATTTATGGGAGCAGGGTCTGCTGAAAGAGCAGGAGAATTAGCTAATAAAATAATGGATAGAAGATTTGCTATTAATGCATTAATACAAACGTATAAGGAAAAAAATGTTCTTAATAAAGAAAATCAATGGGCAATAGATCAAGTTACACAACAAATAGAATCTTTTGAAGATACTTATGGATTAGATTATTATGGGCCTAGTGGTAAAGAAGAATGGATAGGCGTAGAAAAAACTCCCGAAAATTTCTTTAATTATGTATTTAACGAGCTAAGAACCTCATGAGTGAACTTTTAAATAATTTAGATAAATCTATTTTAGATGAAGATACATTAAAGTTATTAGAATTAGATGTAGATTCCATAGAACAACAAAAAGTTATACCTGGACAAAATCTTACCGAAACAGAAATTATAGAAAATGATAATCAATATGTACAAAGTGAATTGGGAATCAGTATGGACGCAATTCAAAACGGTCTTGATTTACGAACTAAAAGAGAAGAAGAAGGATTAGATACATATTATAAAGATGTATATGAAAATATAATTAAGCCTAATAAAAATTGGAGTAATACAATATATCAAGATGGATTAAAATTAATCCAAGAAAAAAATGAAGGAAATGTGACGCCAGGATTTGTTGATGAAGGCACTTTATTTGAAGTTGCAAAATCATTTATTGATAACATGTATGATTATAATCCAGATGTTCAATCAGCTTTTTTAAATTATAAAACAATGATTGAAGATACTACCTCTGGAAAAGAAGCAATGCTTTTAAGTGGAATTAGTGACGAGGTATCTATGGATGTTTTACCTAGACTTATAGTTGAAACATTAGGACCTAATCAAAGCATAGATTTAAAAAAATCTTTACTTAATACTGTACTTCAAAAGAATAATCCAGATTCTTCGGTAGAAGTAGGAACATTTGCAGAGTTAAGTCAAGGTATATATAAAGGAGACACTCCTAATGCATTAGCTTATCGAATTGATGGAGGAGCTATTACTCCAGTAAATGTTCCCGGGTTAGACACTAAAGATTTATCTCTTTTTTTAAGAGAGTTACCGAACGTAACGGCGAGTATTGCAGCAGGGGCTACTATGATTGCTTCAGGATATGGGATACCAGCTACAGCAGCAGCGTCAGCAACAGCGGTAGCAATAACAGAGTTAGCTACTAATGCATATGGATTTGCTTATGAAAAAATGCATACTACAGGAGAGGTTACTACAGATGAAATAGAAGCTTTTTTAAAAGATGCTTCTAAAGATGTTGCTTTTGCTGCAGCATTAGAAGGTACTTTTGGAGTGGTTATTCCAGGGCTAGCAACAGTAATAAAAAGAACAATGAAAAGAGGAGCGGTTGCTCCGGGTAAATTAAGAAAAGCATATGAAGATGGTATAAAAGCAGGAGATAAAGGTGGTGAAAAAGCTGCAACAGATTTAGCTAAAATAAATAAAATAATG